CAACGGACAGACTCGTAGCGGATTATATTCTTTGTTCATACCTATGGAATGGAATTACGAAGGATACATTGATTCTTATGGCTTACCTGTCTTCGACACACCAAAAAAACCTGTTGATGGACCGCATGGGGAAAAAATTAAAATAGGTGTAATAGAATATTGGGAGAATGAAGTAGAAGGACTAAAGCAAGATCAAGATGCTTTAAATGAATTTTATAGACAGTTTCCACGTACTGAAAAACATGCTTTCAGAGATGAGTCTAAAGAGTCTTTATTTAATCTAACTAAAATATATCAACAAATAGATTTTAATGAAGACGCAAAAAATGAATTAGCAATAACTACTGGTAGTTTTCAATGGGAAGACGGTCAAAAAGATACTAGAGTTATATTTATACCAAATAAACACGGTAGATTTAATATAACTTGGGTTCCACCATTACATTTACAAAATGTTAGGTATATGAAAAATGGTATAAATTATCCAGGCAATGAATCTTTAGGTGCTTTTGGATGTGATCCATACGATATATCAGGAACTGTAGACGGTAGAGGATCAAAAGGATCTTTACACGGTTTAACAAAGTTTACAATGGAAGACGTGCCTCCACACCATTTTTTCTTAGAATATATAGCTAGACCACAAACAGCTGAAATATTTTTTGAAGATGTACTTATGGCTTGTGTGTTTTATGGCATGCCTATATTAGTTGAAAATAATAAACCAAGGTTATTATATCATTTTAAAAGACGTGGTTATAGAGGTTTTGCAATGAACAGACCTGATAAAAAAAGAAATAAATTATCTGTTACAGAAAGAGAAATAGGTGGTATACCTAATTCAAGTGAAGATATTAAACAAGCTCATGCAGCTGCAATTGAAACATACATAGAACATTTTGTTGGTTTACTTGAAAACGGATATGGTGATATGTATTTTCAAAAAACACTAGAAGACTGGGCTACTTTTAATATTAATAACAGAACAAAACATGATGCATCTATTAGTACAGGTTTAGCTTTAATGGCTTGTAATAAGCATAGATATATGCCTCAACAAAAAAGACAAACAAAATCTGTAGATTTAGGTTTTAAAAAATACGACAATCAAGGAATTACATCAAAAATTATAAGTTAAATGAATATATATACTAACCCTAATAGTGCCTTTCCTAGTCAAGTGGTAAGTGATGCTGTAAAAGCTAGCTGGGACTATGGCAAGCAAGTTGCTCAAGCCATAGAAGGTGAGTGGTTTTCTCAAGGAAGGACCAATGGTAATAGATATTTAACTAATTGGAATAATTATCACCAACTAAGACAATATGCTAGAGGTGAACAAAGTATACAAAAATATAAAGATGAATTATCTATAAACGGTGATTTAAGTTATTTAAATTTAGACTGGAAACCTGTTCCAATTTTATCTAAATTTGTAGATATAGTTGTAAACGGTATTTCAAATAAAAGTTACGATATTAAAGCTTATGCTCAAGATCCAGCTTCTGTAAAGAAAAGAACAGAATATGCTTCTAGATTACAAGAAGACATGGTATCTAGATCTTTTTTAGATAATGTTAATCAAAGTTTAGGTATTGATTTATATCAATCACCAAATAAAAATATTATACCAGAAACACCAGATCAATTAGAACTTCATATGCAGCTTTCTTATAAACAGTCTATTGAAATAGCTGAAGAAGAAGCTATATCTAGTATATTATCTCAAAATAAATATGATTTAATAAGACGTAGATTAAATATGGATTTAACTGTTTGTGGTATTGCAGCGGCTAAAACTAGTTTTAATACAGCTGAAGGTGTAACTGTTGATTATGTTGATCCTGCTTATATGGTTTATTCATATACAGAAGATCCTAACTTTGAAGATATATATTATGTTGGTGAGTTAAAAGCTATAACAATACCAGAACTTAAAAAAGAGTTTCCTGATATTTCGGAGGAAGAACTTAAAAGAATACAAGCTCAACCTGGTAATAGATCTTATATAACTGGTTGGGGTGATTACGATGAAAATACTGTACAAGTTTTATATTTTGATTATAAAACTTATCACAATCAAGTTTTTAAAATAAAACAAACAGATCAAGGTTTATTAAAAGCTATAGAAAAAGACGATGCTTTTAATCCACCTGAAAATGATAACTTTGAAAGAGTATCTAGATCTATTGAAGTACTATATAGTGGTGCTAAAGTTTTAGGCACAAACACGTTGTTAAAGTGGGAGCTTGCAGAAAACATGTCAAGACCATATGCTGATACTACAAAAGTAGAAATGAATTATGCTATATGTGCGCCTCGTATATATAAAGGTAAAATAGAATCTCTTGTTAGCAAGTGTACTGGCTTTGCAGATATGATTCAGCTTACGCATTTAAAACTACAACAAGTTATATCTCGTATGGTACCAGATGGTGTGTATTTAGATATGGACGGACTTGCTGAGGTTGATCTTGGTAATGGTACTAATTATAATCCAGCTGAAGCATTAAACATGTATTTTCAAACTGGTAGTATTGTAGGTAGATCATATACACAAGACGGTGACTTTAATCAAGGTAAAGTGCCAATACAAGAATTAAATTCTAGTTCTGGTCAAGCTAAAATATCTAGTTTAATAAACACATATCAATATTATTTACAAATGATACGTGATGTGACCGGATTAAACGAGGCTAGAGATGGTAGTACACCTGATAAATCAACATTAGTTGGACTACAAAAAATAGCCGCTAACGCATCTAACGTTGCTACTAGACATATTAAGCAATCTAGTTTATATTTAACACTAAGATTAGCTGAAAACATAGCGCTTAAAGTTGCTGATGCTTTAGAGTTTCCATTAACTAGAGAATCATTAGAAAATTCTATATCTACATATAACATTAAAACATTAAAAGAAGTTGCTAATCTTAATTTACATGATTTTGGTATATATTTAGAATTAGAGCCAGATGAAGAAGAGCAAGCTAAGTTAGAAGAAAATATACAAGTAGCTTTACAACAAGGAGGTATTGATCTTGAAGATGCTATTGATTTAAGACAAATTAAAAATCTTAAATTAGCTAATCAAATGCTTAAAGTAAAACGTAAGCAAAAAATGATTCAAGATCAAGCTAACCAACAGGCTAACATACAAGCTCAAGCAGCTGCTCAAGCTGAAACAGCTGAAAAAACAGCTATGGCAGAAGTACAAAAACAAGAAGCAATATCTGGTGCTAATGTACAATATGAACAAGCTAAAAATCAAATGGAAATAGAGCGTATGCAAATAGCAGCTCAAATTGAGCAACAAAAACTTGCTAAAAAGTTTGAATATGATATGCAATTAAAGCAAATGGAAGTTCAAGCTATGCAAAGTAAAGAAGATAAAATAGAAGATAGAAAAGATAAAAGAACAAAATTACAAGCCACTCAGCAGAGTGAAATGATAAATCAAAGAAACAATGACACAGGTCCTATAAATTTTGAAAGTCAGGACACTATGCAAGGGTTTCCAACAGTAACTTAACTGTATTATTAATTATTTAATTATATTATATTATGTCAGAAGAAACAAAAACAAATGAACCTGTTAAGCAGGAAGGTGAGTTTAGTTTAAAAGGTAAAAAAACTAAACCAAAACAATTAACAAAAAAAGATAACGAAGTAAAAAAAGTAGTTATTAGTCCTAAAGAACCTCTATTAGAAGTTGAGGATAATGTTAAAAAAGTAGAAATTAAAAAAGAAGACAATGCCATTCAAATCGGAGAAACAGAGAAGGTATCTGTGGAAGAACCATCCGGAGATAGCACAGAGGTGGGAGAACCTGTACAAGAGTCCAACGAGACTACTGAAGGGTTTTCTCCGATCAAAGAAGTAGTTGAAGAAGATATAGTAACAGAGCAAGAAGTTAAAGAAGCTATTAGAGATGAAAAAGTTTTAGGTAAGCAATTACCTGAAAACATTGAAAAGCTAGTTACTTTTATGGAAGAAACTGGTGGTACAATAGAAGACTATACTCGTTTAAACGCTGATTATTCAAATATTGATGACAAAGCATTGTTAAAAGAATATTATAGAAAAAATAAACCTTATTTAGAAGGTGAAGATATTGATCTTTTGTTAGAAGATTTTTCATATGATGAAGAATTAGATGAACCAAAAGACGTACGTAAAAAGAAAATTGCGTATAAAGAAGAAGTTGCAAAAGCTAAAAGCTATTTGGAGGAATTGAAAGTTAAATATTACGACGAAATCAAGTTGAGACCGGGCGTAAATCAAGAACAACAAAAAGCATTAGACTTTTTCAACCGATACAATAAGGAGCAAGAACAAGCTGAGCTTAAGCATGAAAAATTTAAAGCCAATACTAAAGAGCTTTTCAATGAAAATTTCAAAGGTTTTGATATTACAGTTGGAGATAAAAAATATAAGTATAATGTGCAAAACGCTAAAGCTCTTGCTGATAAACAATCAAACATTAATAATCTGTTAGGGAAGTTCCTAGATGCAGATGGAAATGTTGCTGATACAAGTGGTTATCACAAAGCTATGTATGCTGCTGAAAATGTAGATCGCATTGCCGCTCATTTTTATGAACAAGGAAAGGCTGATGCAGTTAAAGATGTTGTTAATAAATCAAAAAACTTGTCTGACTCTAAAGCTAGATCACAGCAAGGTGAGGTTTATATAAACGGCCTTAAAGTTAAATCAATTAGTGGTGCTGATTCTACAAAACTTAAAATAAAAACAAGAAAATTTAACTAATTAAAAATTATTAATCATGAGTTTATCTCCACAATTTGGAGGGTTAATCCCTTCTCAAGCTCAGGAAATATTAAACAGTAACTACTTACAGTTTAACGGTGGTGCTGGTGCAGGCGATAGCAATTCTTTTGCACAACAATATTTACCTGAAGTTTACGAACAAGAAGTTGAAAGATATGGTAACAGAACTTTATCTGGATTCTTAAGAATGGTTGGCGCTGAAATGCCAATGACATCTGACCAAGTAATTTGGTCTGAGCAAAACAGACTACACATCTCATACGACAATATTCAAGTTGCTGGTGATGCTGCTGGTGCTGCTGCTGCTAATCAGAACGTTATTACAGTTCCTGGTACTATGAACAATGTTGTATCTATTAATGATACTGTAGTTCTTTTAGAGCCATCTTCTGGTAACGAAGCTAAAGCAATTGTAGTTGCTACAACGCCTGGTGCTGGTGGAAACTTTATCGTTGCTCCATTTAATGGTGCAGGTTTAGTTGCTGGTTCAGGATTTACTGCTGCTACAGGTGCTAAAGTATTTGTATACGGTTCAAGTTATCAAAAAGGAACTGATATGGTTGCAGGTGGTACTGGTACTAGTGCTCCAAGAATTTCTGTTGAGCCTCAGTTTACACAATTTTCTAACTCACCAATTATCCTAAGAAACCAATACGTAGTAAATGGTTCTGATATGGCACAAATCGGTTGGGTTGAAGTTGCTACTGAAGACGGAACATCTGGATATTTATGGTATTTAAAATCTGAGTCTGAAACAAGATTAAGATTTGAAGATTACTTAGAAATGTCTATGGTTGAATCTGAATTTGCTCAAGCTGGAATCCCTGCTCAGCCAGGATCTGAAGGTCTTTTTGCTGCAATTCAAGCAAGAGGTAATGTACAGTCTGGATTTACAGCTGCTGCTGGTCTTGATGAATTTGATGCTATTCTTAAAAACTTAGATACTCAAGGTGCTATTGAAGAAAACATGCTTTTCTTACAAAGACAAACTTCTCTTGATTTTGATGATATGCTAGCAAGCATCTCTGGCGGTTACGCTGGTGGTACTGCTTTTGGTTTATTTGAAAACTCAGAAGAAATGGCTTTAAACCTTGGATTCTCTGGATTTAGAAGAGGTTCTTACGACTTTTACAAAACTGATTGGAAATACTTAAATGACGCTTCTACAAGAGGTGCTATTGTAGGTATTAATTCAATTGAAGGTGTATTAGTACCAGCTGGAACTTCTACTGTTTACGATCAAATTTTAGGAACTAATATCCGTAGACCTTTCTTACACGTACGTTATAGAGCTTCACAAGCTGACGACAGAAGAATGAAGTCTTGGGTAACTGGTTCTGCAGGTGGTGCGTTTACTTCAACTCTAGATGCTATGGAAGTTAACTTCCTATCAGAAAGATGTTTAGTAACACAAGCTGCTAACAACTTTGTATTATTCAAA